TACCCTTACCCCAACCACTTAATATTTCATTCTGTTGCGGTAAATAGCCACGTGCTTTATCTCGGACAATAAGCATTGCTGTTTTAATATCTTTAGACATTTGTTTATTAAGGTCTGGCTCAACTTTATTCAAGGCTTTTTGAAGTTGCTTAACGCCTGTTACGTTTACTGGCATTTTTCAACTCCTTAGCTCTATCTGAAAGCACTTGGATTATTGCCCTAAGCATTTCAGCATCCATATTGATAAACTCGCTAGGCGGAATCCCTAGTTCTACAGATAGGCTGGCTATCGTATAAAGTGTTGAATCCCGCTGCGCTATTTTTTTTCTTCGTCTAATACCTCTACAGTATCTAAGCTGTCTATAAACTCGATACCAAATACAGGTACAGTTACGTTAGCCCTACGTAAACACTCATGCGCTAACCAATAGATTTCGGTCTGACGTTCATGCTCACGTAGGACTTTACTAATACCTGATCCGTACTTTAACTCGAAAGCGTACTCGACACCTGGCGTTATCTTGTGCTCTGTGACTTCACCATTAGCCCTTGTTATCTTTAGCTTTGCCATTATTTCTCCTTAATTAAGGTGTTACGTCAACTACTATAACTGAGTTACAAGTAAATGTAATGCTCTGTGTTGAGATGTCGCCAACAGCACCATTCAAGTCTTGGGTATTATTAACCAAAACTGTAGTTTGGTACTCTGGGTTTGTAGTGCTAATTACTGCGTTAGAACGCTTAATTACTAGCGGTACTGTAGTACCCCAGGCTGCCGCTAAGGTTGCAGTAACTGCACCTGTGCCGCTTGCTGCATCATTGTTAAGCAGATCTAGGGTAATTGTTGACGCCTCTAGTCCTTTAACAAACTTGTGAGCTGTGTCGCCCATTGCTGTAATTTCTAATTCATCAAAACTGCGGTTAATAGTAACCCCTGTTACATATGCTGAAATGTCAACACTGTTAAGAGTAACTACCGCACCATTGGATAAAAATACGGCCATTAGTCTTGCTCCTCTTCTTTTTTGTAAGCAGGTTTTTTAACCGCTACTGGTGTGTGTGTAATCTGACCTGTCTTGGCCAGAAAGTTCTTTTCTTCTTCTGTTAATCCTTGATATGCCATTTTAACTCCAACTCGTTAGGATTGATACAGTAATTTCTGATACTAGCAAGTCGCCACTAGCTGCGTTAACTATTGCTGGTGCAGAAACGCTAGATATGTTCATCTGATAAGTTGCGGCAGCCAATTTAGTTACTACTGCCAAAATGTAATCTTCCATACCAGCCAGGTTGCCTTGATTGTCTAATGCTGGTTTAGTAATAAGTATTCTAAAAGTTGCCAACGGATTAACACTTATTTCATCATTATTAGATGGTGTTATGTAAGGATCGCCTGGGGTAATTACTACTGCGTTGGCGAGTAGAGTACTTGGAGGAAAACTAAATACTGACCACACGCCAGCATTGGCAAGTGTTGTCGCTAATGTGCTGCGTAATGTGGTTATTGCGGCTGGCATTATCCCACCAAAGATGCAGGTGATGAATACGGCTGGATGAGACCACGCACTCGGTTAATCAGCTGATAACCCATCCGATAGGGGCTGGCACTGATCCCATCCATGCCTACCCCACCAGTCTGGCTAACTTGTCTAGCTTGCCAGATGTCCACTGCAATTATCATCGCAGCTTCTCGTATTGCAGGGGTGCTCGCATAAGATTGGGTCTTGTGTTCTGGGCCTCTAGCATTTCCGTAAGGAACTACTTTGTGAAATTGTTGGTCGGCAGATGTTACTGCAAATTGTACAAATGAATAACCATTAGGATAATTTACATTACCCCAGTTGTACATAAATAATGGGATTACGCTTGTAGTGCCTGTGCTTGGCGGAATAGTGCCAGTAATTGTGTGAGTACCATTAAATGGTGAGCCACAGGCGGTTACAGTAATTTGTTGAGTTGCTACAAATGCGTTTGGATTAGCCAGCATTAATGTTGCTACATTGTCTTGGACTGCTGTGCCAACTACTGGGGCATCGTTATGCCATAAATATTCGCTTATTAAATCTTCTGCGGTTTGACAAACTTCTTCTACTGTCGCATCGGAGTAGAGAGACCCAATTCCGAGATTCGCTCGCAATTCCGCTGTTGTAACAAACGTGGCTGGCATCTCTACTCCTTTGCTAATAGCTCTCTGGGGCTAGGGCTACTAAACCCCAGAGATTCTTAATTGATTATCGGGTGTTATCAGGTCTTCTTGTACTTTAAGATTCCGTTAGGCATCTTGGCGATTGTTGCCATATATCCGTAGATAGCAACCTGTACTTGTAGGTTTGATACTACGTTTACGCTCATGAAGTTTTGTGCTGAGCGGTATACAGTGAATGCCTCTGGTGCAAGGATAATCGCTGAATCATCATCAAATGTTGTAGCTGTGAAGTTCTTGTCTACATATAGATCAAGTCCTAGCACGTTACCACGAATAGATGATGGTGTAACTTGTCCAGCTGCGTTCATTGGTTGTAACGCATTAAATACTGGGCGCTTTGTTGTATCTTGCGCACCAATTAACGCACCCCACTGTGCTGGGTTAGCGATGTAATTCTGTGCAAAGTAACCTGTATTTGTGTAGATAGTGCGTGCGCCTTCTGTTGCGAATGCAACAATACCATCAAGGTCTGCAGTTGTATTTGTACCATTAGCACTTGCTTGGATCAAAGCTGCTAATACAGTCTGATCTAGGCGCTTTAAGTATGCGTACTCAAGTTGTTTTGTAAGCTCTGCATAGAAGTTTGGATCTGAACGCTCTAGTAATTCTACTGAGAGTGTGTTCATACCAGCGTACTTAGATACTGTGCCAGTTAGGTATTGTGTTTCCATACCTGTGTTAGCAACTGCACCAGCTTCTGCTTCTACAGTTACTTCTGGTGCAACGCCTGAACCGCCACCAACGCTTGTAACAAGTGAAGGTACGCTTATAGACATGCCGCTTGTAGGCAAAGTGCCTTGGCTGCACGCATCGATTGCTGGTGTACCAAAGCGTGTGTTAGTTACAAACTCGCTTAGGTATTGTGTTGGAGAAAATGCTGGGTTTGTTGCAAATGAATCATCTGCTGCAGCTATGTACAGTTTTGAATCATCATTACCTAATGCAGCCTTAATCTTATGCTCTGTATAAGCAGCCATAGATGTAATTGGCGTACGGATAGATGTTTGGATAACTGGTGTTGTAATTACTGGGCGAGCAGCTTCTACTGTAGGAGTAGCAGCCTCTGCCTTTGCTTCTTGTGGCGCTGTTGCTAAATCTTCCACAGGAGCCTCGCTTTCTTTTGGTTGATTTGTGTCCTCTGCTTCGTTTTCACTAGCAGCAACTTTAGTTACTTGTGCAGCACTGAATGCTGGTGACTCAACCAGGCTTACTTCTCTTAGTGTTGCGCTGGTTACATATAGATAATCTTTTTTCTGGATTGACTTGTTTACATCCACGCCTACTGACAAACCATCGATTAATTGCTCGCTTGCAAGTATTAAAGCATCTTGTCCTTGCATGGAGTTACTAATTTTGAATGATGCGTAAATGCCATCTTCTGCTTCTTTGTAATTTGATTGCATTCTTCCGATTGGTTTTTCTGGGCGGTGCTGCATAAGCATTTTTACCTTGCCTGGATCACCGATGTCGATTGAGCCTTTAGCAAATACGACCTTACCTACGGAAGTATTGCCGACTTCTTCAAACGGCACGATCTTGCCTGCAATAACTCTGCGCTCTGTATCGGCAGCTTCTATGTGGCTACTGAATGTAAGTTTCATCTTCTGTTTCTCTTCCGTTAGGTGTCATTTGTTCCATTTCTTTAGCATCTTCCACATCAATTAAACCTAGATTTATCATTTTCTCTAATGCCTCTAGGCGCTTCATTGTGTCAGCTCTTAAAAACGATTCCTCAATTTTGAATTTTACGGAATGTCCTCTGGCGGTTATATCGTCCATGCTAAGTCTATCCTCAATCGCACAGATAAACGGCTGTAGTGAGTAGGCTACAAACTCTTTGCGACCATCAATAATATTTTGGTAAGTCATGCTGTTATTCATATCTGCGCTTATGTAATATGCAGGTACGTTCATAGCACGTGCAATCTGTGTGGCTAAATATTGTTGTGCTTCGTTATACATCATGTCTTTAGGGCTAAAGCCTGTAGTTTCATAAGATAATGTAGATGTTAAATATGCTGTAGATCTATTTAGACGACTTTGTTTCCATTGTGCTAATAATCCAGATACTTGTTGCTCTGGTAAATCTGCGCCAGTGTTTTTAATGTAACCACTTGGCATTGGTGTTTGTGCTGATACAGCTGCTGCTTTTTCAATATCTAATGCACTTTGAATTGTACGTGCTGCGGTTTGTAATACACCTTGTGTTAGGCCTTGGAATGTAATAAGAGATCCAATACCAGACATAGGTGCATCAACGCCGTCTACATAATACTTCTCAACCTCTGTGCCAAATTT